ATTAAATACTGTTGCAGGGGAAAGTGCTGCACTATCTGTACCTGCTGCAGTGCTAAAGCCGTCAAATAGAGCAATTAAATCTTGATCCATTTTTTTTGCTATTGCCTCACCAAATAATCTACCAATATCTGCTGCAACATTTCTTGGTGCTGAGTTTCTTGCTAGATCGGTTAATGTTGTCATTACACCAACTTCTGAAGCTGTTATAGTCACAGAACTTGGGTTGATTGCAGTATTAGATAAATCTGTTGCTTCATTTACTGCGGCGGCTGCGACTGCTGCATAAATAGGAACTTCAACTGACTTACCACCACCTGCGATTGCGTAGTTCTTCACAAGATTTTTCATTATTGATTTTTCTTGAATAACGAATTGTGCTTCTGCTACGATCTCTGTATACAGTTCGGAAACCGTACTGGAGGTTGTTTCATTTGCCATTAGTTATATCCTTTCATAGATATTATTTATTTAAATTAACAATCGTACTAACACTATCTCTTTGCTTTCTATGTTCAGCATAGAGTTTTCTGTCAGCAGGATTGTTCATGTCTAGTTCCGAAATATTTAAAGTCTTATTCGTGTCCGACTTACCCACATTACCAACACTTCCACTCCCACTTGGGGTTGCGCTTTGAAAGTGTGCGTTTTGTGTCAAAAACTCTTGCACTGCCTCATCAACAGACAATAAATCTCCGTCTTTGTTATATCGAGGTGTTCCAGAATTATCAAGTACTTCTACCTTACCGTCTTTATTTAGATTTATACTAGATTTTAACAAATCTTTTATTTGTTCTGGATTTATTGCTTTATGCATTGAGGCAGAATTGATTAATTGTTTATCAACTCTTTCATTCTTTAATTCAGATTCTAATTTTGAAAGTTTGTCATTATATTCTTGCGTCTTTTTTTTCATAACATCATCAAACTTACCACGTTCAATTTGTTTTTCTTCGTCGGCTTTTCTTCTTTCGTCTATGGCTTGTTTGACATCATCTAATGACCCAACACCTAATTCATTTAGAATTTTTTGTTCTTGTCTATACAATCTATCTTTTACAACTTTATCAATATCAACCTGTTTTTGTTGTGATTGTTCTGTTGATTGTTCAATAGGTTGTTCTGTTGCTTCTGTTTTGATTTCTTCAACTTGTTCCGTTTTATTCTCGTCAGACATATTGGATAACTCCTTAATTGTTATTTATTTAAGGAATATATAAAAAAAACCTATTCTTCAAGTATGTTTTCCCATTCAGGATTATAGATAGTAAAACTGTGCCTACATCTATAACCACCTCTATCAACAAAAGGGTCATTACCAGATTTTCCCTTCCACCTTTGATTTTGCCATAAATCTCTTGCTTGTTGTTCTGTTAAAATTCTACCCATAGTTCTTGCACAAAAATTTCTTGTTGTATCTATTCGTGTTCCTGCATATTTAAATTGTTTAATACCTGCTTGATCTGCTTTAAATTTTACAAATTGTCCGTCAAATTTCATTAAACTATCGTGTGCATATAAACCTGCGTATTTACGCATATTCTCACCAAGAATATCACTACCATATTTTCCTGCTAATGTAGATTTAGCTAATGCAACTCTTTTTTGAATGTTTTTAGTATCTGAATATCTATTTTTTTCAATAAAGGCGACAAGTCTATTTATAGCATTTTCATTACTTCTTTGGTAAACACCATTGATTTGACCTGCAATATTTTTAACCATTTCATTAAATGATCTACCAATTAATGCAGATTGGTAAACTTCGTTTGCAATAGTATCTAAGAATCTATTGGCAATATCTTGAAAACCTGCAAAAGACAAAAATTTTAATTGTGTAATAACTTCAAGGTCAACTTTTTGTAGTGTTTTAAATTTGTTATCTATTGGTAATTTTTTTATAACTCTTTGATATTCTATAACTATTTGGTCATATTCTTTTATAATTGCACTTGCTTCTTTAAGAAAAACACCCTGTATTAATGTCTTGATCTTTGGTCTATATGAAATCGCAAACTGCGTATTAAAATTACTGCCACCATTCGTTAATGTGGTTAGTTCATCTCGTATTCTATCTTCTAAGGTTTTAAGAACGCCAATAATTCGTTCTTCATGTGTATCAATTAATTTGTTTATTATGGCTTGTTTTGACATTCATTATAAAGGGAAATTTTTTTTCCATGCTCTGATTGACCAATAGGCAGGTGATAATGTTTTTTGACCTTTGACTTTCTTTAAAACACCACCCATTCTTGCTAGAAATGATCTCTGTCTTGCAGGAATATTTTTTTTAATTTTCATCGTAGGGTCGCCAAATCTTACTATTTTTACATTACCACTTGATTTATCTTTAATATAAACACCAAATTTTTTATTTTTATTTGGAGTTCTGAATGGTTTATTCAGTTTAACTTGACGACCTTTATAATTTGCCATTACTTCTTTTTCTTTTTCTTTTTCATTTTCTTTGGTGGTCTTCCGACCTTAGATCCGTATGTTCCTTTTCCTTTTGGCATTTTATTTTCCCTTCTTTTTCTTTTGTTTTTTAAGAATGGCCTTTTGTAAAGCCATTGGTAGTTTTTTTTGTTTCTTTGTTAGTGCCATTACCTATCCTTTCAAAATAATGTTCCGAACATAGTAGTTCTAGCATACCAAATCTATAATTAAAACCGAATGTTGCAAATTTACCACAAAAGCAAATTGAATATTTATTGTGTTGTTCATGTGTCCAATTACAAAAGACACTTGAAGAAATTGTTCGTCCCTTTATTTCTTTTTCTTTTTTCGTAAATCTAAGTCGTGCTTACGACTACCTCGTAAGAATGAATTTACCCTACCCATTGACCAAGCCGCCATAGGCACTCTGCGACTACCACTTGATAAAAATGCACCTTGCCCTCTACGATAAACTTTAGCTAATGTTCCATAGGTATATCTTTTTGATGCTTTTGCTTTTCTTTGTAGTGTTGCTTTTACAGAAGCCGATAAAGGTTTTCTTGCAACCATTATGCCTTTGTCCTTGATCTGAGTAATGATAACGGAATGCGTTTACCTGCTTTATACAATGCAGCAACCTTTTTGATAAGTGATGCTCTTCTTGATCTTTTTGCACCTTTTAAACCAGATAAATACTTTTTAGGTATCTTTGTTTTTTTATCTTTAGGTACTTTACGCTTCGGCAATTTCTTCACCTTCAATTTCTTCAGTAGCAAATTGACCAATACTTTCTGTTTTTGCCATTATTTCGTTATCAATAGAAGCAATTTTTTCATCATCATCAACAACTGCTCTTGCAATTTGTTTATCTACTTCTTTCAAAAATGTATCAGACTCAACACCACTAGCTTTTGCCATTTGTAAAAACTGTAAGTCACTAGCATAATCTCTAAGATTAAAACTATCTGGGTAGATTATTTCACCATCAAATTCTTTGTCTTGCCATTCTGCAAATAATTTCCATATTTGTTCTTCTGCATTTTGTAAATAATCTGCTTTTTCAGATAACCTTGCATTTAAAAGTTGAAATTCAGTTTGTAATGCTATTCCAGATTGCACTCTTGTTTCAGTAGCTCTGATTGCACCCATGTGTGTTATTCTGTTAATAGCTTCTACCTTCATAGTTATATTATTCATAATACCGTCAAGTGATTGTGAACTTGGTTGTATAAGATAAGGTTTTAAATTACTATCCATATCACTTGGCATTTCAATAACAGAACCTGCACCTGCACTTGCTTCAACTTCTGGTGTTTTTACTAAACTAGGGTGATTTGATAAACGAATTAATTGTTCAATTTCTGAATAATCGTTGTAAATGCCTTTTTGTAATTCTGCAACATCATTTAAATCAGATACACCAATACCTCTTCTTTGTGATTTTTGATTATATAAAATTACTGCAGGTATTTTACCTAACATATTTGGCATTTCATCTTTAATAATTGGCTTCCCTGTAGAATATCCTTTTGAAAAATCAGCAACCATATATGTTGTTATATCTTCCATAGTCCAAACTCTAATTGTTGCAACATCTTCAAATAAATCTTCTAACAATGTTAATGAAGTTAAAACGTATTTACCATTCAATGATCTTTCAAAATTCCAATTTAAAACATTTTCTGAAGTATAGAGACTAATATATGGTCGAATATCAAGTTGTATTTCTTCTGCTCTTGATTGTGATTGAACTGCAGGTTTATCTAATATTGCCCAACAAGTACCATAAATACTTGCGTTCATTTGCATCTCACGAATTACATTATCAAACGATCTTCCGTCAAGGTCAGCATCATCAATAAATGATTGTAATTGTGGGTCACCTGTCAATGTTCCATAATCTCTTGTTGGTGGAACTCTAAAAAGAAATGAAGAATAAATTTGTACTACATTTTTACAATGATTATCAATAGGGGTATTTTCTGATCTTTTCATATATTCTTCATCAGATTCAAGTATATACCTATTTAATTGAAAGCCATTTTGGTAGTCTTGACCACCTAGATATGACATTAAATGAAAATGCCAATCATTAAATTTTTCTTCGTAATGTTTATGTTTTTGTGTTAAAAAATCTCTACTGTAAGTCGCCATTAACTCCACCTCTTTGGCTTATTAGGTTTAAACTCTCGTCTTAATGGGTACAAATATTCTATCATATAACCTAATGCGTCGTTCATGTGATCATAGCCACTATCTTTATCTGGAATAGTTGTCCCTTCCTTATAAATTTGTCTTTCTAAACTTTTTATAACATTTTTACATCTCTTGTCTATGAATAAACTATTTTTGCCTTTTGCATTTTTCAATTTTGAATTTACAGAATTGATACGATCTCGGATTAATGGGTGATTACTTCTAACTCTAATATTAAAACCTGCATTTTTTAATATTGAAATATCTGTAAAACCCCCTGCAGATGTTTTTCTTTGTTTTGAAGCAGGGTCTGGATATACAAAAATACTATAACCTTTGTATCTTTCAATAATCTCCTCACACATTTCTTGCGTATTACTAGAAAATATTTGAATTTCATCAAATACAAAAAGATTATCTTCTATTATCTCACTTACAACACAACACATCGGGTCAATATTAAAATCCATGCCTATATGTAATTGTCGTGTCACAGGTTTATATTCAATAATATTTGTATTTCTATCAAAGTTATAATAAATAGCTCCTGCATAATTAACAAAACTAGCCATATATTCTTGTTTAAATGTTCTTTCGTCAAGGTCTTGTTTTGCTTGGTCTATTTCTTGAGGTGATACTTGACCACCTTCTAATGTTGTATATTGAAAACTATTCCATTCTTCATCTGTTTCGTGTCTTAAAAAAAGATTATAAGACCAATTACCATAACCTCTAGGTGTTCCTGTGAATAATGCGTGTCCATTACGATCTGACAATGTTGGTCGCAATACTTCAAACCATGCACTATCTTTAATATCAGCGAATTCATCAATAACTAAAAAATCTAAACCAACACCTCTAAGTGATTGTTCATTATCTGCTCCACGCAAACTTATAGTTGAATTATTTTTTAAATAAACAGTTAAATCGGCATGATTAACTGTTGAAACCCATTTGTGTTTATAAAGCCTATCAATCAAATCATTCCAAACAATATTTTTTGCCATTCGATAAGAAGGAGCAACATACCAAACTTTTTTTTTGGGGTATCTTGCAAATCTTGCCAGTTCATTGATAGCAAGAAATGTTTTACCAAATCTTCGTCCACTAATTAAGACTCTAAACCTCGCCTTACTATCTATGACAGTCTGTTGAGGTTTAGTTAATCCCATTAATCATAAGACCACGGTAATGGCTCATTATTTTCAGATGTTTCAAGTTTATCTTTTTGACCTAACATTTGCTTACCTAACCATATTAACATTGTGGTATTTCCAGATTGTGCTTTATCATATTGCATTCTTCGTAAGCTAATTCTTCCTTGATCTCGACCCTTTTTTAAGTACTCGGAAAAATTATCTGCCAAAGTATCTGGGTGACACCCTACAATGGTTGATATTTCTTGATTTGTGCAGAATATTGAAGCCAATTTTTCAATTAAATTAATATCTAGTTCTTTTTTTGGTCTGCCGACCGATTTCTTTTCTGTCATTTTTTTCACCTCTTATACCCAGAGTGTGGGTTGCTCTATTTATGCTGAAAGATTTATTGATTGTCAAATTTTTTTAACACAATTCCATATTCATTTACGCCTTTTGGTATGTCAATATCGTCACGTAATAACAAATGATTTTCTCTTTTGAACTTATTATAATTAACATAATGGTGCCAACGACCATATCGCCATGTCACTCTTGAAACATCTGGGTGTAATTTCAGTTGCATTTGAGATTTTGGCACTGTTCCCTCTTTTGCATAAAATTCTGCTGTATTCCCACCTTTAACTGTTTGTGTTCTAGCTTTTTCTTGTAAAAATATATTGAATTGAATAGTACACCAACCTGCTTTTAACATCTGTAAAGACAGATCAGTATCTTCGTTATATCTACCACGCCAACGAAAAGGCACATCATTACGAATTAAATTACAACTATAAATTCTTGTATTGACTGTGAATGGCCCATATCTATCACCCCATTTATCAATAACAAAGAAAGTATAGTTAGGTCCTGCCATTGCTACATTCTTATAACGCAAACAGAAATCTTCCATGACACGCCACATAACACCGTCATAAATTTTTATTCTTTTATTTTTATGCCACCTACGAAAACATTTAATATTATCGTCCATTACCCAATGCCATTTATGACCTTCACTTATTGAATGGTCCCATATAAAATTTCTTGCAGCCCCAGGTCCAACGCTTTTTGACAAACCTAAATCATCACATGTATTATAATTTTCTTGGTAGCTTTTATCTAAAACTAGAATGTTTTTTTTATCTATAACTTTTGCATAATCAGAATATTCTTGCTCTTCTACTACAACACAATACGGAACATTCATTTGTTCCAGAGCTTTTACTGTTAGGCGACTTTCTGATCTACCTTTGGTTGGTATATATATTGGAAACTGAGGTTTATTCTTCTGTGACATAACCCTTGTCTTTTAAGACATTTTTATCAATTCTTGGAAACCATATATATTTTGTTTTTTCTGTGTAATCTTGCTTTATCATTTTAAAAAATGTTTCAACTGCTTGTTTGTTTACAAAATTTACTCTGATTGCCATATATGGTGATAAATCATCATGTTCAAAACTTGGCATACCTTCCCATTCTTTTTCTGTATCAAGCCATTCTTTGTCGCCTCGATCAAATGTAATAATACTTTCAAGTTCTGCTTCTTCAAAACCTAAATTACTTAAATCGTAATTGACATCTAAAAGTTCACCTAATTCTTTGTGAAGTTTTGAAAAATCCCAATCAGAATATTGGTTTGTTTTATTATCTGCAATACGATATGCCTTTGCCTTTTCTGGTGATATGTCAGCAATAACAACAGGTACTTTTTCATATTGCAGCATTTTTGCTGCCTCATATCTTGAATGACCTGCAATAATTACAAAATTTTTATCAACGACAATAGGTTGTTGCCAACCATATTCTTTAATAGAATTTGCAACTTTCTCTATATCTCTTTTTTGTCTAGGATTTTCTTCGTAAGGTTTTAATTCTTTTAAATTTAATTCTAATACTTCCATTAATGATAAGTTATTTCTAATGTTTCTGTTTTTATCATACCTAATTCTGCAATAATAGTATCAATTAAAAATTGTGCCTGTTCTTTATTTTCAAATCCCGCAAATCGTATATAGGCAGAATGGCTACCGTCTTTTTCTTGTAAAACAAAAAAATGTTTTTTAAGCTCATCTTCCATAAATAAAACATAGTTCATTCTAATTTGTTTGCAAGTTCTTCTAATTGTTCCATATACCCTCTGCTCCAAGTTGGTAGTCTATGTCCTTTGGCATACATTTCAGCATGACTTTTTAATTTATACGCATCTGCATCTTCTCTACTTTCTTCTTTTGGTGTTTCATCTTCCCAACCTTCTGCTGATAACCAAGTGCTTGGGTGTTTTGCAAATTTTTTATCACCAAGATTATTATAATATTTATTATATATCCCTGCTAGTTCACCTGCTTTTTCTTGCCATTCTTTACCAAGTTTTTCAAAATTTCTTCTTGCTTGTCCTTTGCTTATCTTATAACAAACCAAATCCCAAAATTTCTGAAAATTTGTATTTATATTCTTTTTAGATATAGATATAGATTTAGATATAGAAGCATTGCGTTCGCTTTGCGAATGATCTACGTTTTTATCCCAACGAAACTCTGCTGATTTCTTTGCACTTTCTGTGACACGAACTGCTCTTTCGTATTCTTCTTTTAATCTTTTTTGGTAATAACCAATATCATCTTCAACCCAATAAAGTTTTAAGATTTTATTTATTGCTTCAGAATTTTTATTGCGTGTTAGATTTACAATAAATTCTATATCTTTTGGTAGATAACCTTCTCTACCCCAAGCAAAAAATATTAATCTAAAATAAATTCCAAGTTCTTCATCTGTTAAAAAACTTGTATCTGAATTGAAAGCGTCAATCCATAAGTTCATCTTCGGCATTTTTGACATAATTGTACTCCTGTTTAATTATTTCTAATTAAAAATAAGTAAAAAGAAACCAAAAAAAAAGGGGAAGGCTACTCAAAACCTTCCCCAACAGGAGGATAGATTTAATAAAAAATCTAATATTTGTGAACATAGTGTAAAAACCATTGAAAATAAAGACAAATTTTATCATAAAAAAGGTTAAGATTTTCTTAACAAAAGATTGACAAGTCCGTACAACAAATTAGTTTTTAATACATAATGATCATACAGGAGGTCAAAATGTACTACAACGCACTTACACAAAAACACTACGAAGGTAAAAATATTGAAATCTTAAAGGCAACAGGTCTTACAGGTGGATTTATGACTTTTAATCAAGCTGTAAAATTAGGTTATAAAATTCCTAAGGGTACAAAAGCTATCGCCAAATTAAATAAACCACACTGGAGATTGGTTGAAACTGCTAATGGTAAATTAGAAGAAAAACTATCAGCATCAAAATTTTCAGTATTTCATTCATCACAATTAATAGAGGAGGGTGCCTAAGGGCACCTTCACAGGAGGTAAACATGAAAAAATTTAATTTAAATTTAACTCGAAAAGAATTAGATCAAATTTTCCACGCAATCAATAATAGACACCTAGAGCACAAAAAAAAGTATGGTAAATATTCTTGTGTGACTAAAGAAACTTATGATTTGTATATAAAAATTTTAACCAAGTCTGTTGAAGCAGATAAATTTATGGAGGTAAAATAACATGACTAAAATATTTTATATTTCTACTCAATACATCGAAAATTACAATCTTGATAGTGCTGAATTTGATAATCCATATCATAAATTTAAATTTGGTAGTGAGTTTATTATTACAGGAACAGATTGTGAGGCATCAGCGATTGCTTTTGTTCATAGAAGATTTTGTGAGGGATCAATAGAATATGTTTGTCATCACGAAGAATGTGATGAATACCAAATGGGTGATCTTGAAAAATCTTATTTAGAATTTGGCGATACCCCACATAGTCCTCATAGGATTAATATTCAAGAATACGAAAATGCACCAGATGAAAAAACCAAATATGAACTTTATAAATGGAAGTCCAAAGAAGATTTTTTTGGTTTACCTGTTCAGTCAGATATAAACGATTATGAAGACAACTTATCTGATGTAGATGCAGACGCTATGACTTTGGCTTCTGCAGGAATGGGTACAGATGAGGATTACGGATGCTAAATATTATTTTAACTACAGTCGGTCATCTTATGATGATCGGCTTCACTTTATATTTCATTAAGGAGTTGTTTGATGAAAAGTAAATTTTGGTTGGAAATTGATCATACATGGGAAGGTAAATACGCAATGGTGTGGTGTTATTTTGATGGTGATTGTAGAAAATCTGTAAGAGATTCTAGTGCTTACTGGAGAGATTTTTTTTGGAAACCATTATCAGATCAATATAAATTATTGGAAGCACCTAATAGTTGGGGTGGACTTGATCCTCTTAAATGTAAAAGAGAAGATTTAGATAAGCTAAAAAAATTACTCAAACTAAATAAATATAAATTCAAGGAGGTATTATGAAAGAATTTATAAATTGTAAAACTTGTGACGGTGCAGGCATCATTCATACTTATGATGCTTTTAAAAAACCATACGAAGAATGCCATGACTGTGAAGGTCATGGTGCCTTCGCAATAGACGGAACAAAATTTTCAGTCTTGCCTTTGTTTGATACTGTCAAACATTTCACTAAGATTGAGAAGAACAAAGAGGTAATTTACCATGCTTATTATTTGAATGGTAGATTGCAAAAAATAATAACAGACGATCAATACAGTCAATTAATACAGGAGGTTTTATAATGTATATAGACGAATTAAAACTAGAAGTGCTTGATACTTATTACGACGAAAAAACAGAGAAACAATCAAAAGATACAAAGATTATTTCTGCAATGAAAATTACTGAAGGAATATTGCCAAAACAAATGGCAAGATTACTTGAGGATTTAACTGACTATGTAGAATTTAGGGGTGGTCATGTTGTGATTAACATTACAATAGACAAGTCAAAAGAAAGATGAGCACACCAAAATTTGAAAAACGACATTTTGAATATCTTGGTAGAATATTAATTGAAATTGACTTAATGAATTTTGATGAAATGCCAAACCCAAAAGCAGTCGTTATTACAACTTTTATTGAATATCTAGCACAAACTAATAAAAATTTTGATGCAGATAAATTTAGGGAGTTTATTTATGCCAGATAATTTAAAACCATTCTTACCATTAATTTACAGATTATATGTAAATTTTGGCGAACAAGAATATCCATTATGCAAACAGGAAAGGGTTAGAATAGATGAAAAAATTATTTTTGATTATATTACTGACTACGTCATGCGCTTACAATCCAGTAATAGATCATAGAGGCAATAATGGAAAAGAGGTCGCTTACAGATACAATGATGATCTTGATACCTGTAAATCAATCGCAAAAAATAATACAAATAGTATTATTGAAAGTGCAAAAATTGGTTATAATTGGTATGTGCGACCTCAATTATTATGGCTACCAGATAAATGGGAGTCATCATATAAACCGATCGTGCAACAATGTCTTCAACAAAGAGGGCATTCAGTATTGAAATAAACAGGAGGTAAAAATGTATATTTCACTTCATAAGAAAATACTGAACATAACGCATAATGTTCAGTCAATAAAACAAGAAAAGGCAAAAGGTATTCCGTATAAAATTACATCATGGAATGCAGTTCACGATGTCATTAAGAAAGAATTATTAAAAGAAAATATATTAATAATTCCCAATGTTAGTGAACATTCAAAAGAAGGCAATCTTACAATCATTAAAGTTAATGCAAAAATTATAGATTGCGAAACCAACGATACAATTACTGTTGGCGATTATGTAGGGTATGGGGTTGACCAATCTGATAAAGGTTGTGGGAAAGCAACAACATACGCATACAAATATTTATTAATGAAATTATTTATGCTTGAAGTTGGTGAAGATGAAGATAGTGAATTTTCAAACCCACCTGTTATAAATAATAAACAACTAGGAAGGGACGATATATAATGTTGTATTTTAATCTGTTCAAACAAGATGAAGCCACAGGCAATCAACCATTATACAAAAATAATAAAATCGTTGTTGAAGAAGATATAGTCTTAAAAGCAGGACAAGTTTATAGTGGTGCTTTATGGAAAAAATCTGAAACAAACGACGGTAAACCAATCAATATGGTTTCTTTAAAAATTGAAGAAAACAATTTTGATGTTTCTAATATCACAGAGGAAAAAAAAGAACTACCAGATGACGACATCTTCTAAGAAAAGAAAGATCATTAAAGATAAAAAATTTATGCAATGGGTGGTTAATACCTGCCCTTGCTATGTTTGTAATTTAGAAGGCAATCTTAATTTTCACCAAATACAATTTCACCATTTACAAGGTATGCACAGAATTGGTGCAATGATTCGTGATGATAGTACAGGTATTCCTATCTGTTATACACATCATCAAGAACTTACATTTAGATTTGGCGAAAGAAAGTTTTGGGAACAATTAGGCATTGACCCTATACATTACGCAAACGAATTATATAATGAATATCAACAGGAGCACAAAAAATGAAATATCCATATACCGCAGGGTATCAGAAAACTGATACAAGCAAACAAGCAGCAGAAGATATTGAAAAATCATCTGCAAAAACATTACGACAACAAGTTGAAAACTTACTTAAAGAACAACCGAACGGTTTATCAACTGAAGAAATATCAAAACAATTAAATAAAGAATATGTCAGCATACAACCACGAACATCAGAATTAAGAAACACAGGAATTATTCTTGATAGTGGTTTTAGAGTTTTAAATAGATTTAAAAAAAGAGTTATTGTATGGCAACATATTAACTTTCAAAAAGATGCTCGATAGTTCAGTATTTAAAAAATTTGATTTATTGCCAATGTCGTATAGCAAACTAAATTCTTTTTCAAATTTCCCCTGTCAATTTATAATTAATAAAATTTATAAACAAGACACAGGAATTAATCCTGCAATGCGTGTAGGTCATCTTGTAGAAGAAATGCTACATGAAAAATTATTAGGTGATGAGCCAGATCAAGCAGAATATCAAAATAAACTAGAAGACGAATTGTTTGATTATCACGATCAAGATAATTTAAACAAATATATTAATTATATCCCACAATTCTATAACCAATGTTTACCTTTATTTCAAAAATTAGGTAATTATAAATTACATAGTTATCAAGAAGAAATAAAAACTAATATTCTTGGAATTGATTTTATTGGATATACAGATTTTATTTTTGATCTTGATGATTGTTTATTTGTTTATGACCTTAAAACAAAGGGCAGAATGGCAATTAATCATTCCGAATATTTACAACAATGGGTTTATAGAAAAGCATTACAAGAAAAATATAATAAACCTGTACATTGTCATTTGTATATTGTGACACCTAAAAAGTATCATATTGAAGATATTGAATTTAGTGACGATATAGAGATTGAAGTACATAATAAATTAAAAGGAATGGCATCTATGTTGCAAAAATGCAACACACCAGAAGATATTGCACTTTTATACCAACCTAATCTTGATAGTTGGGAATGGAATGTACAAACAATTCCTGCAAGAAAACAAATATGGGGAATTTAGTGTTTTAACAGGTCTAGAGTATATTTTACATAATTAATGGGTCTTCTATTAATATTTTCTTCTTAATATGCTCTATGCCTTTAAAAACGGGTTTTTGAGGTATTTTTTTTACATAGGTACAAGTAGATTTTAAGATTACATGCCCACTACCTAATTCTGTGTTAGATTTCATTGTAGATATATAATAGGCAACAGAGTCTTCTTTTTCTAAAAAGCCAATTGCCCAACATGGCTCTATCACACAGTCTTTTTCAAATTCTTCATAAGATTGCCATAAATTAGATAACGAAGAATGATCTAAAAATTCTAAATAAATTATTGTCAATTTTGTTTTTTTCATTATCTTTAAAATTAATTAACAATGTGTATATCTTCGCAAAAAATCCAAGAGGGTATTTAAAATATCCTCTTGGGTCTAATTCTTAACTTAGGCATTTTTCTTTTATATTTACCAAAAGTCAGTTTTTTAAATGTTCTACCTTTACTTCCAATTATTTTTGGCTTTATCAAAACCGAAAGTGTTGAGGTAGTAGTTATCATCTAATGCATTAGTCCATGTAATAACCAAATACAAATCAATGTCACTATTAATCTAATACCGTTTTGCCATGATAAATACATTTGAAAATTTTCAACTATATCTAACCACCTAGCTCTAATCCAATACATCATTTACTAATTCCCTTCTGCTTTTCGTAAGTTCTAAGCGTGGCCATGCCCAAAAGTGACATGACGAGAGGCATCAAAACACTCATATCAAGACTTGGCAAGTCTAAAGTTTCTACTTCAAAAACAGCTAAAAAAAATACTATGAATTGTTTTAAAACAAATTCCCAAAAAATTGCTAATGCACATGACATTCCTATTAATGGTCGCCAACTTCTTTGCATGATACCACCAATACCTGTTGCAGTGGATTTAGCATCAGCAAGGTTTATATCTGTCTGTGCTTTGTTTAATTGATTATCTAATTCTTTAAGTTTTATTTTTGCTTGTGCTTTTTCTTCTTCCGAAGTGTGTAGTTCATCTACTATCTTTCCAACACTATCAACTAACCCACCACCTAATAATTTATTTAACATTATACATCACCCATTTTGTCAGCTAAATTTTTTGCTCTTGCAGGAACTTGTCTAGCCCACTTACTATCAAGCATCTCAGACCTTGCTAATAAAAAATCATTTTCTTGTAATGCTTTTTGAAATTTTAAAAATTTACTTAGGCGTGGGTACCCAAGTTGAAAGCTCATTTCAATTACAATTTCAAATGCTTCTTCTGGAATACTACTTTCGTCTATAAATTTTTTTGCGTCTTTTAAAGCAACATCAATATCTCCGTTCAATAATTCCATTACTTCACTCATATTAAGTTCTTTATCAAGCAGATATTCTTCTTGTGGTAATCTTATTAAATGGCCAACTCCTGTGGTCATTGCAGAAGCACCAATTATTGGGTCTTCGTATGCTTTATATCTTATGCCTTCGTGAGCAATAATACTTTCTCTCAATCTACTAATGTCCATATTTTTTTATCAACCTTTCAAGGTACCATTTTGCCTTCAGCAAATCTTCAAGTCCATTCTTTTCTTTATATCTACAAATATATTTTATGCAATTACCCTCAAAATAATTCATTTCATATTCTTCAATAAAGTCAGCAACTTCAATATTTTTTTTGTAATATTTAGGATTTATTTTGTCAATTTTGCTCATAAATAAATATTTCTATCCCAACTACCATTTTTCTTTAAAACCATAGGTGTTATAAATGGAATTCCGTCTGTTATGACGGCACTACTTAATATTGGTTTTGCAACATTTACCTTCATATATGCCATACTTAAACTATCTTTATTGACCAAACACCCTGTTGATATACCCCAATTTAGAACATAATCATTGGCAACATATTTAACCTCGCTAACCGTATGAAAATGGCCCTGCACACAACACATTGAGGTTTCTTTAACTGCCTTCGCAACATCTTTACAAAATTGATGTGCAAACATAATTTTATTTTTATCAGTATCTATAAAATGCTTTTCTTTCCATTCCCACCCTATATTGACATCAAGTATTTCATTATATGTTTTTATAAACTTTCTTGACATCTTATTTGCTATTGCCCTTCGCAATACCATAGAGCCATGATTACTTTCTAGTAATACCATTTTAGGAAATATTTTTTCTAATCTTTTTATCCATGACTTAGTCACCTCAAGTTCATCATGTGGACTTGGTAAATCTGGATCTATGTTATGAAAATGTATTGAATGAAAATCTGCTTCGTCGCCAATATGAACAACACAATCTGGTTTATAATATTTTTTTATTTTTGATAACCATTCAAGGACCTCTGGGTGGCAATAGGGAAAGTGCGTATCACCAATAACTAATATTTTTTTAGGTGTTTTCATATTCATTAGCATCTACACAAAAAAGTATATATTTGCGAATATTCTGTTTATCTAACATTAACTTTAAATAGTTTGCGTTTGATTTGCAATCTTCAAGGGATTTATATTTTTCATTGATTGAGATACAATCACCTGCAATACACATATACCCTAATAGGAATATGGTATGTAAGTTCACAACAAAATATCTCTAAGAAGAATTAAAAGATTTGAAAATACTAAAATACCAACAGTCCATAATACTTTTTCTACTGATCTTAATTTTAAATCAAGATGAACTAAATGATTAGATTTTATAATATCAATATCTTTTTTTATAATCGCAACTTCTTTGTCAAGTTTGTTTATTTTTTCAGATTGTGTTGCCATTGTTAATACCGATTGCATTTAACTTTACTTGTGACTGTTTGTCAAACGCTTCAACTAATTCTTGATCTTTTGCAAATTTCTCTTGGTATGCGATAAATTCTTTTTGATGTGCTAAAACATCGTCAATACTCATTGTCATAATTTGTTTTCTTAATTCTGCATTTTTTTCATGTGATAAATCTAGTCTATCCAATAAAAATTTATTATGTATTCGCAGTTCTCTTACTTCTTTTTTTATATTATTAAGTTCTTTTTTTAATTCTTTTTCAGTAGCCATAATTTACTTTAACCCTGCCAAAGGATTTGACAATGCTTTTTTAATATTCAATTCTAATTCTTGCTCTATTACTTTTAATTCATCAAATATTTCTCTTGCATCTTCTTTTTGGCGATCTTCTACATCATTAACTATTTGAGTTATGTGGCGAATATCTTGCTCCATTTGACGAATTTGTGTTTTTAAATCATTTTTTATATCAATGGTTATTTCTGAAATTAGGCCCACTTCATCAAGTATTGTATCTATCTCTGTTTTTAAAATTGCTAATCTCTCGTCATAACTAGATAGGTCTGGTGATGTATAAGTTAAAATCTTAGCTTTCATATCAAGATAGTCGTCATAAAATTTATAAACTGTCCACCCACCACCAATAATTGCACCAATTAATGATATAATAATAAATACTTTACCACCTTTAAATTTCATGCCTTGATATTCTACTTCCATTGTTGATCTACCATTTCATTCATTGTTCCGTAATCTAAATAACCCATTATTTCCGCTTGGTAATCTATTATCACATTTTGGTCAGCATACAAACTATCTTGATAAAACTGTCCGTCTTGTATTTGTTTATCTAAATAACTGTTAAAATTAGCATCAGATAAAACAACCATTAGGGCCAACTGCGTGGTTTGAGATTGTGCAGACATTTTATCTTTTTGTTTTGCCATTAATTTATTAGCAATCTTTTGTTTTATTTCTTGTGGTTTAATTTTCTCTGTTTGTTCTTCTTGTTCTTCTTGTTCTTCCTGTTCAACATCTTCTGTTTGTGTATCTTCTGCAACCTCAATTTCTTCAACACTTTCTATTTCTTCAGTAATTTCTGCTTCTATTTCAGCTTGTGCCATTTCAACTTCAACAACTTCAATGACTTCTATTTCTTGTATTTCTTCAACAACAGGTATTTCAGTTTGAAAATCATCAGATAAATCTATTTCAAAACTTATGGTATCGTCAGGTGTTTCAATTTCTATTTCAATTATATCTTCTGGTGGTGGTGCAATATAACTAGATTCATAAAGATATTCGTTGGTTTTTAATTGTATGGTTAATTCAACAGTATTAATTATCTCGTTAATAATTTCTGTTATTTGATTGTATGTGACATTGAAAAAAATATCACTAAAACCTACACCGTAATATCCTGTATTATATCCACGATCAATTCCGTATAATTCTAATTCGGCATTATCAAAATTAATATTTGATACATCTTGATTAAAAGCAAAATCCTGTGATCCTACCCAATTAATTCCTGTATAATTATGAGTATATTGTTCTTTTAAGGTATTTCCCTCATATAGTTTTACAGAAATTTTAAAATCGTCTCTGCAATCACCATTCGTTTGATTACAAGCAGGAACAGTTTGATTTGAAATATGTGAATAAACTTTACTTCCATAATCTAATTCTTGAATGTCATTATAATTAGATAAATCAATATCATAAGTTCTAGTTCCACCACCTTGACTTTGATTTCCTGTGGTTATTTCTGCACCTGTCATTCCATAATTATTACCAACAACATTGATATTAGAATCTGTGTATGTATCTGTTAAATTTTCTGTTTGAACTTCTGTGGTTGTTGTGACTGTTTGATAAGTCGTTTGTTGTATTTCTTCTACAACTGTTTCTGTATAAACCCAAACTTCAGTCGTTTCTAAAAAATCACCAATAACTTCTGTAATTGTTTCTGTCAGTTCTGCTTCAACAATAACTGATATAACAGTTCCACCATTTTCACCTGTATCACCAATTTGGTATTGTTGGTCGTATGCTTTAGAGTAAGATGAGCATAAGCATAGCAGTAAGACTAGACCACTTAACAATTTGTGCATTTTCTGAAATATCCTTTGGTTGTTCTATAATTGGTGGAAATATTTTTGAGCCTTTAGGAATAAGATGTCTATTTTCTTCTAATAACCATAATTCTTTTGCTTCAAGTCCAATCTTACCTTGAATTGGTGGGTAAGTGCCTGCTAACCATAAACTGTCAAAAACCCTAGCATCATTTTGTGCTAAGATAGAAACACTTGCCACTTTAAGACCAAGACTAGCCAATGCCCTTGATAATTTAATTGCCTCACAATTAGGGTCATCAACAGATATACCACTACTGATACCAAATATTTGGGTGCTAACACTTCCTGCCATAGCAGTCCGACATATATCTGAATTATTAATGACTACACTTGGTGAGATTGCAGAAGGTGGTGTTTTGTCGACAGTGACCGTTGAACTTACTGTGTTAGTTTCTGAATATGACTTAGGAATAAATATTAAAAAGGATATTAGTAAAGCTGATATAACATAAATGTACCAATCATTTCTCATTCACTTTATAATTTATCCATTTCTGCTTTTACTTTTGTCCATGTTAAATTAGAATGAGGATTAGTTGTTGTATGAGAATCTCCTGACTCCCATTTAATAGTTCCAAAAGTTGTTTCATTAACTGTCTTGCCCTCAAAAACAAATTTTGCATTTGTATTTAAATTTTTAACTGCTTTATATAGTTTATCCACATTATCATATGCGTTTGTTGTCATTATGGTTTTACCTCAAAAATTGTCATTGATGTTGCTCTTGTATAATCTGTATTGTCATATAGTAAAAACTGCCCACCTGCATCTTCTTTAAACTGTAATTTAACTGCTACTGAACTTGTAGTATTAGGAGTCCAATATCCGTACATATGTGTCGTTCCAATTTCATTATCACCATTACTCGGCAATTTAGTTTGAATATAAGATGTTGCTCTTGTTGTTGTCGGTGAAATTATTTGTAAATAACCATTAGGTGTGGTTGTAGCACTTTGCCCATGTAATCTGTAAACAGCATTTACAATAACAAATAAATAATTTCCTGTTGCACTTGGCGTATATGTAGTAGATAAAACATCTGCATAAGTACCTGAAGTTGTATTAACACCTGTGCCTAAAACATTATCTTGTATGCCTAATAATTTACCTGCACCACTTACAGTTCCTGTAAATGCAAAGTTATCATCTAACTTTAGTCCTCTTGCTCTAGTTTTTATAAGTGTCATTTTTTAGGGTATTTATCCTTTATTGCTTGTACTCTATTTTTTTCTGCAGTCACACCATTTTCCATAATGTTTTCCATTTGTTGTTCTAGTGTTCCATACTCTGCTTTGCGTTTTGCAATTTGACCTAAGTTATATTCATAGTCATCAGCTTGTGTTTCTAATGCGTTTAATTCTGAATCAGTTGGCTCACTTAATCCATTAACTGACCAAACTTTTATATAATCATTAGAAGCGTCATTTTGTAAAACAATATTTTCTTTTTCAGCATTCCAAGTTTTTGAATTAGCTTCAAGGTATAATACTACTTTTGTTTTTAATTGTGCCATATTATTCTATTAACCTATATCCCCCAATAGTACAAAAATCACCTGCTTGTAGTCTTGCTTCACTATTTCCGTCAATATATGAATATGCTTGAACATAATCTGATGTGCCATTCATTGAAACAATCACAGCAACATCACTTGACATTACATAACCCGCATTACTTGTTAAATTTATTCCATTACTTTTTACTTGAGAGCCATTCTTATAAATCCAAGTAGATATAGTTGTTAATCCTGATGTAGAGCCACCATATCCCGTTGATTGTGCTTCAATATAATATTTACCTGCAACATTTGGTGCGAACGCATAAGCAGGTGTTGATATTCCATTTAGTGTGACTGTGCTTCCTGTGTTATTATAACAACCACCTGTATCTAATTCTTCAGTATTTGCAGGTATCAGTGTGACAGTTGCATCACTTATATTTGTATTGCTTGATAACTTTGCTTGAAATAAAGGCGTATTAGTTCCACCTGCTGTTGCCCAAGATAAAACACCAGAGCCGTCAGTCTTTAAAAATTCATCTGCACTTCCGTCAGTAGTTGGCAAGGTTAAAGTATAACTAGCACTTGCACTATGAGCAGGTGATTTAATTTTTACTCCATGACTGTTTTGTGAACAGTTTAGTTGAAGTGTTCCGTCAGTAGTTCCGTCACCTTTGATCTGTAAACCTGCACCACTTGATGTTGAAACAAA